AATTACACTGTTTCTAACGATTGGCCTGACTATAAAGTCCAAAGCACCTATTGGTCTGTTGAAGATAAGGGATGGATTACAGAAGATACAGACAATATGTTTTACCAAATAGAGGAGAAAAAAAATGAATCTGACTCGTAATTTTAGTCTTCAGGAGTTAATTAAATCAGACACTGCTATAAGGAAAAGTATTGATAATAATCCTAATGCAGATCAAATTGAAAAACTAAAAATTCTATGCCAAGAAATACTTCAACCAGTGCGTGATCATTTTGGAAGGGTGCGAGTTACCAGCTGTTTCCGTAGTGTAGATTTGTGCGTTGCCATCGGCAGCTCCCCAAATTCACAGCATGCTCGGGCAGAGGCTTGCGATTTTGAATGTCCTGGAGTTGACAATGCTGAAGTAAGTGATTGGATACATGGGCAATTAAATTATGATCAATTAATACTCGAGTTTTATACTCCTGGTGAAAAAAATTCTGGGTGGGTTCACTGCAGCTATACTACTGATAAACCTAGAAAACAGTATATGCATGCTTTTAAACAAGAGGGTAGAACTAAATATAAACCAATAATAGGTAAAGCAAGGGATGTGTTAGTATAATGCCAATAAGTAGAGCTCAAATACCTCAACAAATAACTGGTAATCTTAGAGGAGGTAGGCCTTCAAAAGCCATGCGTAAGAGAGTAGACAAGAAACGAAAGAAAAGGTATAAAGGAAGGACGAGATAACATAAGTTATAACGTCAAAAGGGCCCTTTATAACAGGAGATATTATGGCTAACGGATTGAAACCAATTGGTGATAGTGTAAAAGTCATCATAGAAAAATTAAAAAAAGAACGTGAAGAGCGTAAGCGAAAAAAAAATAAACCTATTAGAACACAACCAAAATTACCTGGTATGAAAAAAGGTGGAAAAATTACTCAAAAAGATATTGATAAAACAGAAGAAGGAGTAATGATAGTTTTAGAAAAAAAAGCAAATGGTGGAATCACTGGTAAAAGCACAATGGGTCAGTTAAAGAAAAAATATGGCTCATTAAAAAAAGGAATTCGTTTAAAAGGTAAAGGTAGCTCCTTTATGAAAGAGTACAAAAAAAGAGTCTACAATAGAGCTGGAGGCGGATCTATGAACGGTGGTGTAAGAGGCACTGGCATAGCTGTTAAAGGAAAAAACTTTAAAGGAGTATTTTAATATGGACAATTCAAAAATAAATATGCACAAAAGAATGGCAATGGGTCAAAAACCTACTGGCATGAAAAAAGGTGGTATGAAACAAGGTTATAGAGCTAGAGAAGATGAATCTTTAGGTATGAGAAGAGGTAAAGAGTCTGGTAAAAAACAATCAATGGCTGCTAGAAGAAATGAGTCATATGGAAAATTTGGCAGAAGACCTAATCAAAAAATAAATAAAATGATGGGTGGTGGCATGGGTGGTAGAACCGGTGACATGATGTATTCAAGAGGATACGGTGTTGGTGAAAGATCAAAAAGAATGCCAACTATGTTACAAGACAGAGGCGCTATGAAAAGAGGTGGAGTCGCAAGAGCAGCTAAAAAATTAAAAGATAAAGATAGATTATCTCAAAAAGATATAAAAAAAGCAGAAAAACTTACGAAAAACCCAACAGAAAAATTAAAGCAATTAAAAAATCCTATGGCAAAAGATAGATTTGCAGAAGGACGAAAGTATAAAATTAGAAAAATGCTTGGTATGAAAAAAGGTGGTTTAAAACCAGTTGATAAAAGTAAAAATCCAGGTTTAGCTAAACTTCCAACAGGAGTTAGAAACAAAATGGGCTACATGAAAAAAGGTGGCCGTACTAACACTAGAAGAATGAATAGACTTGAAGAACTTGGTAGAGTTGATGCTGAAAAAGCAAGAACTAAAAGAGGCGCAAAAAATCTAAGATCTGAAAAAAGAAGAATAGTAAGAGAACTTAAGAAGTAAGGTATGAATAAATGGCAACCAGTGGAACATCAAGCTTCGATTTATCAATCGATGAAATAGTTGAAGAGGCATACGAGAGATGCGGAATTCAAACTAACTCTGGTTATGATTTAAAAAAAGCTAGAAGATCTCTTAACGTATTGTTTTCTGAATGGGGTAACAGAGGAGTTCATCTCTGGAAAGTTCAATTAAATGCTATTGAATTAGTAGCATCTCAATCTCAATATACCACAGCTACAGGTGTAAGTGATGTGCTTGAAGCTTTTTTATCCAATAGCGGAACTACTGTAAATCCAGGATCATCTACTCAAGATATTTCATTAACTAAAATAGATAGATCTACTTATTCTGCTTTACCTAATAAAGGATCAACAGGTACACCTTCACAATATTTTGTACAAAGAGTTACAGTGGGTACTTCTACTCCAACTATTACTTTGTACATTACTCCTGACAAACAAAACTATACCCATTTAAAATATTATTCTTTACAAAGAATTGAAGATGCAGGTGCTTACACAAATAATGCTGATGTTCCTTTCAGATGGATACCATGTATGGTTTCAGGATTAGCTTTTTATTTATCTCAAAAATATACGCCTGAAAGAACGCAAGCCTTAAAATTATATTATGAAGATGAAATAAAACGAGCATTAGATGAGGATGGGTCAAGATCAAGTACGTTTATTACGCCAGCTACTTACTACCCAACGGTTACATAATGGCTAAATTTGCAAAAGGTAAATACGCTTTATCCATATCTGACAGATCAGGTCAAGCATTTCCATATCTTGAAATGGTCATGGAATGGAACGGCTCATTAGTTCATTATTCTGAATTTGAGCCTAAATCTCCACAACTAGATCCTAAAGTATATGGGGCAGATCCTCAAGCTTTGAGAAATACTAGAGTCCAACATAATATAGGTAACATGACAGTCAATGTGGGTTCTTTTCAAGGAACTCTTGGTATACCAACTTATAGCTCAAATGGTATGTTACCTTTGCCAGCAGGCAAAAGATTGGATATACTAGCTAGAGTAGGAAAAGTAGAGGTACAAACATAATGGCAGGAATAACTTATTCAGATTTAGTAACTAAAATAAGAAATTATACAGAAGTGGATAGTACAGTTTTTACAGATGCTATCATTAATGGTTTTATTTTAGACGCTGAGGAAAGAATTTTAAGAGATGTAAATACAGATGCAGATAGAAAGTACGCTGTGGCAAATATGGTATTAGATCAAAAATTTTTAAATTTTCCTGACGGTGCTTTGGTAATTAGAGCTATACAAATAACAAGTGGATCTTCTAAAATTTATTTAGAAAAAAGGGATACAACATTTATAGATGAGTACAACAACACAAGTGCAACTGGTGTACCTAAATATTATTCAAATTTGGATAATGACACATTAGTATTTGCTCCAATACCTAATGCTACTTTTAGCATTCAAGCTAGTTATGTAGCTAAACCAGATGGTTTATCTTCTACTAACACACAGACATATGTAAGTAAAAACTTCCCTAATGGATTGTTGTATGCGTGTTTAATCGAAGCTTTTGGCTATTTGAAAGGTCCAATGGACATGTTGCAATATTATGAAAAACAGTATAATAATGCTATAGCTAAGTATGCAATAGAGCAGATTGGCAGAAGAAGAAGAGATGATTATTTCAATGGTGCGATAAGAATCAAAATAGATTCGCCGTCACCGTAAAAACAGGAGAAAAATTATGGCAATTACAACAAGCGCAATTACAAGTTCATTTAAAAACCAACTTTTGAACGGGACACATGACTTTGCAGCATCAGGTGGTGATAAATTTAAATTAGCACTTTACACTGATAGTTCAGTTATTGGTCCATCATTAGCATCTTTTACAACTGCAGGACAAGTTACAGATTCAACTGGTGACTATTCTTCAGGAGGTAAAGTACTAACAGGACAAACACACAAATTATCCGGAACAACTGCAATAGTAGATTTTGCAGATTTATCTTATTTAACAGCAACAATAACTGCAATGGGTGCATTAATTTATAATACATCTCAAGCAAACAAATCTGTAGCTGTTTTAGATTTTGTTTCTAATAAAACATCAACATCAGGGACTTTTACAATTCAATTTCCAAATTTTACTGACACTTTAGCTATTATAAGATTAGCATAAGGAGGTTAATAAATGGCTTCGACCTGGGGTAATAATAAATGGGGAGCCAACTCTTGGGCATCTGATGTTGTATCAGCTTCAGTTACTGGTCAAGCTATAAATTCTGGAATAGGCACTCTGTCTGCATTCAATGCTACTGGTTGGGGCAGAGCCCAATGGGGAAATGAAGCTTGGGGTGAAAATGGTTTACCAGTTCAAGTTCCTTTAACAGGTCAACAAATTGCTTCTTCAATAGGAACAGTAAATGTTACAGCAGAAATAAACGCTGGATGGGGCAGAAGAACTTGGGGTAATTTAGTTTGGGGCGGTAAATTTACTACCGCTGTTACAGGACAACAAATTACATCTGCAATTGGTTCTGTTGTAGCGAGAGCAGATATAGTAGTTAGACCTACTACTCAAACTATAACATCTAGTGTTGGAATAGTGGATGTTGAAGCTGATGCTACTTTTGTTCATGTACACGCACCTCAAATCAATTCTGCAGTGGGAAGTCCAACTGTTACAAATTTTGAAACATTTAGTGTTACAGGTCAATCAATCACTTCGGCTATTGGAACAGCAGCTATTGTAGGTTCAAGAGTAATACAGGTATCTGGTCAACAAATAAATTCAGGATTTGGAAGCACATTTAGAGCATTTACTGATATAACAATAAGACCTACTGGATTCCAAATATCCACAGGTTTAGGAACTACAATTGTTACGCCTTCAATAGATGCTAATGTTACAGGTCAACAAATTACATCAAGTATTGGTACTATTGCAACTAAACAAACAGCTGTTATTAAGCCTACTGGAGTTCAGATAGATTCAGGCGTAGGATTCCCATTTGTTACTGCTTGGGCACCGCTTGACACAGGTTCATCTGTAACTTATAGTGACTTAAATACGGGTTCTAACGTAACATGGACTCGGGCAGCTTAAACAGGAGATAAATTATGCCTTCAAGTTATACGCCTTTAGGTGTTGAATTAATGGTAACCGGCGAACAAGCTGGTTTGTGGGGTGATAAAACAAATACAAATTTAAATATACTAAGTCAAATTTTAGGTGGCTTTAAAGCACAAGCAGTCAACGGAACTGGTGATACAGCAATAGCTGTATCTGATGGTTCAACAGGTGCAACCGTCGCTCATAGAATAATAGAATTAACAGGAACCATAACAGGTAATATTACTGTTTCAATTGCTTTAGATGTAGAAAATTTTTACATAATTAAAAATAGTACAAGTGGTGCGTTCTCTGTAGAATTCCAATACACAAGTGGATCAGGAAGCAGTGTAACTTTTTCATCTACAGATAAAGGAACAAAATTTGTTTACGCAAAAGCTGATGATGGAACTAATCCAAATATCGTAGATGTATTTGCAGAATTTTCACAAATAAATTTAGTA